TATACTTTATATATATATAATATATAGCTAATTTTTATCTATTTAAATTCCAAACAATCGCCTGTTTAAAATAAAGAAAGGAGATGAACCTATATGTATTTAGGAGAAAATTTACAAGCATATAAACAATTAATAAAAGATAATATTTTTTATTATGCTTATGAAAATCACTTGCCTAAGCCTATATTAAATAATGCTATCCCTAGTTGGATAGGTGAAGTTTTTCTTACGTCTAATATAGATACAGAACTTCATTTGGATATTATAGAAGATTTAAAAACACTTAATATATACGATAAAATAAAGAGAGATACGGATAGATTTGTAATACTCCCTGATGTTTTTAGTATATATCCAATTCCACTAAAGCAATATACTGATATTCAAATAGCTAGAAATCAATATGATACAGATAAAAAGAATATCGTTATTATTAATGGAAAGCTATTTGAACTTCACAGAGAACTTGCTGAATATGAATACTATTATAATCATAATGGAAAGTTCTATTACTTCTATAAGAATAATCCTGATATGGAAAAGTTATTTGATTTTAATAAGACTAATAATACTATAAATGTTATTACTATTAAAAGTCACGGTTTTCTTACAGATAGAGTTACTAGTAATTGGAATATGACTTCTGATGAAGAAAAAGGTTATGCTTTGTATTTGAATAAAGATAATAAATGGACTGATGATGATACTGAAGAACGTGCTTGTATTTATATAAATCAACCTTATATAGATGTAGATTACACAAAGATTAATACAGATTCAGAAGAAGATATCCCAGGACTTATGACCATCGGATGGAGAGATATGGAAATGAGACCCAAGTGGTATAATAATGACTTTAATCTATTCTTTGTACAAAACCCAGATATATTATTCAGTACTACAGCATTAGTATTATTTAAAGACGGAACTTATCATGTAGAAAATCTTTATATGAATAGTAAAGGTAAATATGTAGAACGTGTAGATAAACATACAGTTAAATTCTCTAAGGATAATAAAATAAGAAGAATAGTGATGTTTACACTTCCTTATACTAAACCTAGTTTTGAAAGACCCGATAGTTTGTATTATAAAGCTACATTAAAGAATCCTATGGTATCTGAATACACATCTCAATATAGAATAAATACTACTAAACTATATGAATGGATGATACAAACTCCGTGCTTAGATGTAGATGAACTTATAGATTATGGGTATAAGAAAGATATAAACATACTTAAAGTAATTCAAAATACATTTCCTAGAGTGATAAGATTTAATAAATACGATGTACTTATTAAACAGTATTATGGACATAGTGATGATAATAAAGATAAATTTAAATATGTTTATAATAAGCTATGGTTTAGAGATGTTGAAAAGCTTTGTAAAGAGGCATTCTCTACAAATAATGGATGGAATATGTTTGTAACTAGATTGAAAGAATATTCTTTTAATGAGCTTATAATGAGTTTAAAGAATGTATTTGATTATTCTAAACATCTTGTAAATAAGAAAGATAAGATAAACTTTAACAGTAGTATTACGAAGTTTAGATATCTTGTAGAGCAACTTATAGCTCTTATGAAATCATATCAAGATAGAATTAATATTAGCAGAGATTTCCCAGAATATCCAATAGTAATGGACTTCTTTATAAATCTTTCTAATAAAACAGATGAATACTTCTATGTTATGAATAAGACTAAAATTCCTATAGGAATAGTATATCCACAACATACGTTTCATTTACCAAAGATAATGATACCTGTATTCAATCCACTTCAAAAATACCCAGCTTTATTTATTAATAATATATTATATCCAATAGATTATAAAATAATCAAAGACCACGATATAGATATATTAGTAATAGACCCAAAGAATTTCTGGGAATTCTATGTAGGTAAAGATATATCACACTTTACAGATGTAGACAGAAGTGACAAGAATACACATATAAATAATTACAGTGGTAGAGAAGAAGCTTATAAGGGAGCTAATGATGATATTCCTAAAGAAAGAAATATAGATTATTTATATGAAATGTGGATAAAGAACGTACAAGATGTTAAAATAGTTCTTGCAGATTTTACAGAAATGAAAGACCCGAATGGAAATAAACATATACACGGACGTATCTGTAGAGACCCAATTAATTTCTATGCAATCGTAGATGAATTCTCTTCTTCTACAGAAAATAATACTATATATAAAGGAGAACCTTTTGTAAATGGACATCTATCAAATGATATCTTTGCTAGAAAAGATGTAGAAATACCGCTTAACTTGACAGTTCCAGTATCTGCATTTGGATATGGAGATTATAATATGAATGGAAACAAAGTAATCCATGATAATAATGATATCTTCAGAAGTCTTGATACGTGTTTCTCTGTTACAAAAGCGTTATTCAAATATCCAGATTTATCTCAAAAGAGACTATTTGGACTATGCAGAATTAATCTTGGAACTAAACAAAATGTATTCGCTGATTTTACATTATTAGACCACAGTGGATACAAATTACAACCTATAGATAAACCATTAATCAGAGATAACCAAGTTATATCTTTCAATCAATATGGGATGGAAGTTATAGATGATATAGATATACTTTCTAGAACATATGTAGATTTAAATGACATCAGATATAATTCGGATAATATAGATTTAGTAACGCAAAATCAATGTGCATCTATATTTACACCGTCTTATAAATCTATAGAATATAACTATAACTTAGAAATAGATTATAATTTGGTTAGTCCTGATAATAAACATTACAACGATAAGATAACAGAACTTAATGATGTTATAGAATTATTTGACCCAGTTCCTAATAAAGCACGGGTTAATGTTCCATTTGAAATACTTCCAGATGATAATGTTCTTCATCAAACTCTTGCAATAAGATATGGATATAATGAAAGACATATTGGAAGTAGAGATATAAGCAGTGATGCTAATGCTAATATACTGTATGATAACGCATATATCACTTCTAAGGCTTCTAGAGGCTATAATCCGCTTGATTTAGTGTTTAGTGGATATAGATTACAGCAAATGCTTGAAACGTCTAATATGACCTTTATAATCGACCATACGACGCCTCAGTTATGGAACCATAATTCTACACCTCCTACTAGTTTGAATGATTGGAGGACTATGACTAAGTCTGCTGTCTTTATAGATAGTAATGCCAAATATCAATATCCAGACGATGCTGAAGATACTACTGAGACTGTAACTAAGTTTCATAAGATACCAGAAAAGACTTTAGTAGTAAAGTATAATATGGATATATTTAGGAGGATAAAATGAGTGCACATTTAAAAAGCAAAAAATATGATTATGCTATGTATGGAGGAGTGGAAGATGATGCCAGTCTAGACATAGTAAAATATAAATTGGAAATAGCATTCCCAGTTGAAGAATCTTCTAATGGAGTATATAAACTTGGTTCTGTAAATATAGATTTAAATGACGATTTATATATAACGCCTCCCTCTACTGTTTATGCAGTAGATTGGGGAGATGGAATGAAGAATATGCTATGTGTTAATAGATACACTGGGGATTGGCATCATACTTATTCTATGGAAGATGGTACTATGACTACTAAAGTGTTTGATATAGTAATCAAAGGAAACGATTTACCACAGCATAAGAATGATAAGAAAGCTGGTTATATTGCAAAAGTAGAACATAGTAATTACACTGTAACTTTAAGGAGTGGCGTATGAATAATAAAGGAAAACGTTTAAACAGAGTAATATTAAGAGGCGATGTATACTGGAATTGGGAGAATGAAAATGGTATCGTTAGACCTATTCCTAAAATAATAGATGATAATAATGCTCCAGTAGTAAGAACTACTAAAGTTGATATAGTGTTTAACGATGAAGTTATATACACTCATACATATAATCAACTTGATAAATTACCAGATGTAGGAGAATTATTACCAGCTGGATACGTGTACATTGACCCAAAGTATAAAATTCAAAAGTATGTATATAATAAATTTATAGTAGTATATGATTATTATGATGTTATTATACATTACTTGGATGGCTCTAATCCAGGTAATACAACACAATTTGGAGAATTTAGACAGAGATATAAATATGGAACTGTTGTGAATAAAGATATGATTAAATGGCCTGAAGGAAAAAGATTGGATACTGAATGGTTTGATTTTGTAGTTGGATATCGTACAAGTGCAAGAATAATAAATAAGTATATGTATTTTTCTAATGCTACAAATGACACTTATTCATGGGGAGTTGCTCCTACTAATTTAAGATCTCCGACAACATACGAATATGTTGATTTGAGTTTCCCTAGCGTCAAAAATACAGTAACTACACCATTTCCTCAGTTTGGTGACGGAGATGGTGGTTCTTATTATACTCTAGTACGTGGTGATATGTTAACTTTTAGGGATACTCTTTTTCAGTATTTTATACAGAACAGTATATTTGGATATGATAATTCACCTGGTAATACAACATCAGGTGAATTTAGAGGTAAAGTTAACACGTGGAGCATTAAATCAACAAATCGTACTTTGAAAAAGTATGACGATGAATATTTATATGAATCAAAGCATCACTCTTTAGATGCTGAAGTCATTATGAATAATGAAGCGTACTGGCCATTTATACTGACTATATGTACTGACGGATATGATAAAGCTCCTATTACAAATAACGGTGATACTACATATAGAATGTATGCTAAAATAGGGCATAACGAACTACATAGTCAACTATATACAGAATACATAACAGATTATATAAATAAGTTATTGAATGTATACCCAATGGATATAGAGAAATTACCTGAATCTATGTCTGAAAAAGATTATGTAGAATATTATTTTAATAATGTTGATAAATTTGTACATTCTATTAAAGATAAATATAATCATAATACTCTGTCAACTTTATCGAAATTGTATACATATATGTCTTATCAAAACGTATATGTATATACAACACATCAGCCAGCGTATATTAATAGATATTTATGTAAGTATGATTATGACAAAAATCATTGGATATACGGAAGATACTATCGCATATTATCTATAACACTAACGTCCGATGTTAGATCCCTAGCTATAGACGTTACAATAGGAGGCGTCACAAAGAAATTAGTAGTAGACCATTATTATCTATATTCACATCCGTACATTTGTGTACTATTAGAAAAAAATGGAAAAATATATAAATTTTTTTATCAAGCTATTACTCTTTCTGATGTGAATTTAACTGTAGATGAATTATTATCTATATTTCCAGATAATGACCCAAATGGAACTCCACTTAAAACTAATACAACTGTAGTTAGGATAAAAAAATTAGTCAAAACTCCTCAAGAGGATATTAGTTGGAATGATATACTTAAAATGAATAGCAGTGTTGTTAATAAATCAAACTGGATAAATTTAAAAACAGTACCATGGCAGACTGATGCTGATATTGAATCAAATCTAGCCGTTCCTAATGATATACCTGGTATATATGCAGATAACACACAGAAAGAAATATTGAAAAATACACGTACGTATATTGAAACATATATAATAGAAACTAGAACTGCTGGAGCGGAAGCAGGACCATCTGTAAATCTTACTAGATATAAAGTATATTATACAGATGAGAATGGAAATAGAAAAGATTTAGAAACAGATTTATATTTGATGTCTGGAGAAAGTGTAATAAATGCCTTAGACTATCCAAAAAGATATCAACTTAAATCAGGATTTACTCCAGTTGTAGAACCATATGATTCTAAAAATGGTTGGTATCCAGTTCGTGTAGAAATAGAAAGAACTCTTAATTCAGCTGTGATAAAACTTGCATTAGTAAATCCAGATAATCACACACACGAAGATTGGAATAATCGTATAGACAGACCTGGGATAGAAATAAATACTCCGATGAAAGTATTAGATGGAACTGTTATGACTGTAGATATGATTAAAGATTATGTATTAGCCTCTTCTTATAATAGAGAATGGTTTACTAAAACAGAAGAAGTACAACCTATAGGATTATTCCATAAGGATGGAACTCCTGTTGAAAATGAAGCTATATACGATGATGTAGAATATGTTCTTCAGTTTAAACTTATAAAGTCAGATATCATTTATCATGAAATATCTTTATTAGATAGAGTTAAGAAATATATGTGGCTTAATGGAAATGCGGCAGATATAGATTTCTGTTTAGCAGCATTTTGGGTAAAGGCAGATAATGTGTATAATCAGACAGAACATGAGTTTAAGAATGGTAAAAGACTTAGAAACGACATATTTGAGCCATTTACTCCTACTAGTCCAGCTAAGAATAGTATGTATTATGCTATAAACGATAATTATGAACTTGCAAAAGGAGCTACTGTAACATTTGATATAATACGTAATGGAATAGTGATTCATACAGTAGAAGATTATCCTTTAGAAAAACTATTTGGAACTAACGCTTTGAAAAATCCTATAAAACTTCCAAACTCTCGTCAAGCATATAGTGAATATATGATTAATAACTTGTATTATATATTGACTGCTAATATGACTGATATAGATTTAAAAGAAGCTTATTTAAAAGCTGGAATAAACTTTTATGGACTTGGTGAACATCCTCAGGAAACAGGCCCGGACGAACACGTTATGGTATTCGATACTGGATATATACCAAAAAATGAAATGGATATTACTGTTAGACTAGGATGGAGTGGAGATTTATTATCGAAAGGAGTTATCAGAGATAATATTCCTTATAAATTAGTAATAGACTTCATACCTACAATGTTATTACCATTTGTAAGTGGAGATGACTTTAAGGAACCTGATGATAAGTGTAAGCTTATAATAAAGAATTTCATATATGTACCAGGTCGTTATAAGACATGGGAAGAATCTGAACCACATAATACTGGTAAAAATATTATATTAAGATTACTTACAGATAATGAATTAACAGATGATGGACAGCTTGCATTATTCTATAAAAATCCAAATAACTTAAACTACGGATCTGGAGCTATAAGAGAAATAAATTACATGTTTACATCTATCGTATCAGGAGGTACAAGAGGATTCTTTACTAGAATGCATCAAGCTAGATTTATGTGTTACACATTAATACCTGTAATATGTACTCTTAGACACTTCGGTACATTTGGACCAGTTCAAAAAACATTAGGAGTATCATACCTTGATAAGAATGATAAACCGCATGATTATTGGTTAATCAATAACGAAAGATATAGACAAACGATAGGATTTAACGAAAATATACAATGGGAAAATAATGGACTAGTATATACGGCATATACAGATCAATCTGATTACACGTTTTTATCAGAGACTATTTTAAAAGTAGGAGATGAAATATTTAAGAATGCATGGAGAAGATGGAATTTCCCTACATATGGAGTTACTAGCAAAGAAGATTGGTATAGAGTTATGAAAAAGTTTTTAGGAACTACTATTGATGAAGCGGCTATTGGATACGATATTCATTCATTCCCATATAAGTTTTTAGGTGCAAATCATACTTGGGATATAATAGAATCATTAGCATATCGACAAGGCGATAACAATCCTTTCCGTGATACAAATTTACAGTTTGATAGTGGAGATAGAGTTCTATATGTTAATACAGAAGACTTTGCTTCCACAACACCTACTAATACAAATGCGACTATGAATGGTTGGCGTATAAATAATCAAAAAATACCTAGAACTTTTGTTCAACATATCAGAAGTAATGCAGTACATAATGCTCAATATATAACTAAAGCATATTTTATTCCGTCTGGAACAAAATGGGATAAAAGATATGACCAGGTTAATCAAAGGCCTGGAAGTGGAGCAAGTTTAATAGCATACAATCAAAGAAATCCTATGTATAGAATAATAGATAATATAACGTCTTTTAATGACCTTAATAAAAGGGTATTCTGGAGACACGTATTCGCATCTGTTTATAATGCATATATGAGTCAAATCACTACAGGTAATGAAGCTGCGAATTCTAGTTTCTATACTATGACGCGTTGTATAACAACAGAAGTTTATTCATACGATAATGTTAATTATAAAAAATATGCATCAATAGCTGGTGCGGTTGCGAATGCAAGATTCGTTTGTATGATGAATCCTAATATGCTTGAAACTATTCAAAGAAGTGACTTGATAACAGTATACATACCAAAGGGACTTAATTCTAGATACATGGGTTACGTAGAGAAATAACACAAGTCTCAGTCCGAAACAAACTAATGTTTTGAACAATATTAAATTTAAATGAAAAGGAGTGAATAATAATGGCACAAGCTAAAAGAGAAAAGATAGTTTATGGCGACGCTACGGAATATAAAGAAGACGTTAAAAACGGTCTTATTATACCTAGAGAGCCGTCTAAAATATCAGACAGTCTTGCAGAAGACGTTAAAAAAGGAAGAGTGGTCGCAAGACCTGGACAAGCTGATACACATCTAGCTCATCTTTCATTCACACAAGAAGCTTTACTAAACGGTACTGCTACTGATAAACAAGAAGAAATCGCTAAAAGATACTATGTTGCTAATATAGATGCAATTAACGCAGATAGAAAGAGACATGGTTTATCACCAATTACAGTTGAAGAAGCTGTTAATGCTGCTAAAGTGGTTTACGAAGTACTTAATAATAAAGGAAAGGAAAGTGAAGAATTGAAGAAAGACGTTGAATCAGGATCAGTTATATACAGAAGAGTTAATAAAGATTTAGAAGAAGAAGTTCTAGCTAAAAACGTAGAAAATGTGTTTATAACTACAACTACTACGACTACAACTAGAATCTCTACAGGACCAGCTGCTGCACCAGGAGGTAGAGGTAATGGTCGAGTAAGAAGATCTACTACTGAGGAAGCACCTGCTCCAGAAACTAGTGGATCAACAGAAACAACACAAAACGGTGGTACACCAAATAAAAAGAACAAAGGAGATCAGTCTAGTGAAACAGTAGCAACTGAATTACCTCACGTTGCACCTGACCACGGTACGACTGAAACAGGTAATGCTGGTGAAGGAGCCAGGCCCAGCAGCGGAAACGGGGGATCATCTGTAAACCCTAGTCAACCTGAAGAAAACAAAGGAGGGACTGAAGCACCTGCTCCAGTTCAACCTCCAAGTCAACCTGAGGATACTGTAGTGACTCCAGCACCTGAGACTAATCCAGCTCAACCTGAGAGTCCAGTAGAAAATACGCCTACTCCAGAACCTCCTCACGTTGAAACTGAGGAAGAGAAATTAGCTAAATATACAGAGAATGATTTTGATGGGTCTACTGCAGGTTGGTATGATGTAGAGAATCCTGAGACATACTATCAATTATTACCAGCAGACAGTGATATGCGTTTAGAACATGGTAAGACTTATAGATTAGTAGCGTGGAATACAGTTACTAACAGTGCAGAATATGTAGAAGTTAAACATCCTAAAGATTTATTAAGTGAGCATGTTCATGCAAATAGTACAGACTATGCAATTAGACCACAAGACAAACCAGTTCCAGGTGGACCTTATAAATATATACTAACTATAGACTGGAATACTTTAAATGAATTAGATGATAATGCTCAACTTCATGAATACACTAGTGGATTATATTATGTATCGAATGAAGACTTAGTTCCTGTATTCCATCATACTAAAGGTTTAAAATGGTATGATTTTGATAATGTAGCAACCACATATGATGTAGATGACAGTCATGAAACTTCTTATTTGACTAGTGAGTTTAAAATAGATGTAAGAAAAACAGGAACTGAAGAAATAGTAATCTACACTATGCCTATATTATCAGAAGTGTTTACTCAAAAAGTAGAATATGATGGTAAAACTTATTGGATAAGACCACAAGATAATTATACTGATGAAGAGCATGTTAAAGATATAGTAATGCTAGATGCATCTAAATTAAATCCAGCATTAACTAATAATATAGGAGCTGTCAATGAAGCTTTCACTGTAGTAAGTAATAGAGTGCTTCATGTGGAAACAGATGAAGAAAAACTTGCTAAATATCATCAAGAAGACTTCAGTTCTAGTCATATGTGGTATAACCTAGATAATGTTCATGTTATGTACACATTACATAATGATGACTTACATAAAGTTATTGAACGTGGGAAAACTTATAAATTAGCTATGTGGAATACAGAGTCTAATAAAGCAGAGTTTGTAGAATTTAAACATATAGCTGATGTATTTACTGAAACAGTGCATGCTAATGAAATAGATTACTATGTAAGACCACAAGACGTATATGTAGCAGGAGATGAAGGAAAGGACATCGTAGTATATGAAAAATCTTCATATGATGCAATGCCAGACCAAACTCTAGAAACTATGGTAGGAATTGTATATCAAAGTCATACTGCTAATTTAGCTCCTACTGTATACACATATGATAATGGATTTAAGTGGTATGATTTAAATGACCCATCACATGTTTATCTAGTACCAGATACTTATGCATATAATAACTTACTAGAAAACTTAGAAATTACTGTTAAAGATACAGCAACAGATTCTGAAATTAAGATGACTATACCTAATCCTAATACTGTATTTACTGAGGAAGTGGAATATAATGGTGAAACTTATGTAATAAGACCACAAGATATTTATTTTGAAGGTGGAACTGAAAAGAATGTAGTTATTACTAAGAAATCTATGATTATAGGATTTGCAGTATACATGCAATCTGTATTAATTAATACTGTAGTAATTTCTAATAAAACATTGGCTAATACAGAATCAGCATCGACTACCGAAGACCCTGTAGTAAATGGAAAGAAGCTTAGTGAGTATACAGAAGCTGAATTCGACTCTGCTACTACTTACTTTGATTTAGAAACACCTGCTGATGTAAATGGAACACTGTATACATTAAGAGCGGATGCTGATAAACCATTTGATTTGAATACAGCATACGATTTAGTAATGATGGAAGCAGCTAGTAAGAAAGTTAAACTTGTACATATAGACCCAATCTTAACTACATTTACGCATGAAGTGAAAACTGAATCTGAACTTGACATTATGTTAAGACCTCAAGATGCGTATGTAAATGGAGTTACTAGAGATGTCGTTTATATAGATAAGGCTGTCAAAGATGAAGCACGTACTGTAGCTACATTTATGCACTATGTAAGTACAGATAGTATGACTAACTTAAAGCCATACGAAGCACCATCTAATAGTGAAATAACGCCTGGAACTAGTGAAGCTACACCTACGCCTGCTCCAGAAGAAGCAGACCCAATTATACATGGTAAAAAATTAAGTGAATATAATTCAACTAACTTCAATAGAAGTTATGTATATGTAAATTATAATGAAGATATGTCTAGTAATAACTACAATGACTTCTCATATTTCTTAACATTAGATGCTATCAATACACCACTTGAACGTGGAAAGACATATGATTTTGCTATGATGAATGTTAATACGAATCAAATCAAAGTAATTCATATGGACGATCCTTATGCTACATTTACTAAGGAATCTAAAACTGTAAGTAGATCTAATATATTATTGAGACCACAAGATGAATATGTTAAAGGAGACGAAAGATATATTCCGTTCCTTATAAAAGAAACTTTTGATACTGCTAGCACTATTGGAGATTATTGTAATGCTTTAGCAGTAGAGCCATCTGATAGTTTGAAACCAGATATATCTGAAAATTACTTCACTGATCATGAATTTCATATAACTAGTGTGCAAAGTGAAGGATATTGCGTTGCTAAAGGAGACGAAAGTACAATTCCAGTTCCAGGACACACATATCACTTATATAATATAAGCACGCAAGAAGCTGAAGATGTAGTATTCCCTGATATAAAAAATACTTATGACACAGTAAACATAGGTCGTCAAAAGTACTACTATAACCCAGAATACAAAGTGACAGATCCACATGCAATTGATGGAGAAGCAGATATGTATGCATATTTAGGAGAAACTATAGATAATACGAATTCTACTTGGCTAGATATAATGATTAGTCAACGTCGTGTTCCAAGAATGACTACATATATAGAGCCTAAACTTCCAGAAGTTACTGATACTATAGATACTACAGTTTATTATGATAAACCTTGGTTCTCTATGGTCCCTTATGATCTAAGTACTCGTTTGTATATTAGAAGAGATTCTATATCTGAGCATCCTGCTCCTCAATATGATAAAGTAAATATATTCACAGTATGGAATGCAAAAACAAATGCGGAATCAAAAGAATATATTTCACATTTAGGAAGTAATGTATTCGGACCTTTTGATGTAAAAGGTGAATCTTGCTATGTATTTAAGGCATCTGATGACTATAGTACTGTAAATAACCTTGAAGATTTAGGTGTTGGTAGAAATATCGTAACAATACCTGCTCGTATTATGGAAAAGATAAATATAAATGATTATCAATCTATAACATGGAAAGATATTTTAGATAATGTTAAGTTAATCTATACAGGAGATTTATATTAATAAATAACGGGAGAGAAAATTATTTCTCTCCCAAATCATTTAAATAAGGAGGAATTATGAAACTTAGTTCTAATAGAATTCTATTAAGCCAAACAGATTTATTCACTACTATTAATAATAATAGTACAAATAAAATAGATTTAAGCTTTATAGAAAAAAGATATCATTTAGATAAGAATAGTTTTAAAACAGAATTAGACCTTATCCGTAGTAGAAATTATCCTTTGTTAAGACAAGTACTTTCAGCATTGGATAATGGACAAATCGTATTATGTGATAATGGAAACTTAAAGACATCTATCGTATACGTATTTGGAACAGATAAGTCTGATAATATATCAAACGTATTTATAAATATGTCAAGATATGTTACAAAAGAAAATGCAGTTGATGCTTCTACTGGAAACATAAAGCAAAATATAAGTACAGTAGGAGGATATGAAGAGTTATTTAATCTTTTATTATCTGCATACGTAGGACTTAAAGCAAAACAAGTTTATAATAATAGTAAAGCGGTTTCTATTCTTAGAAATATATATGCAGATATATTTAGTCAACTTATGTCTAAATCTTATGGAAATCCACTAGATGGAGAAACATTCAGATTTATAGTAAGCCACTTCTTCTATAACGGAGATATTAGTGGTCAAGATTTAGGAATGTTGCTTAAATATAATCAAGATAGAGTAACAGCACTTATGCTTAAATATCCAGGGTATTTTGATAGAAGAGACGGAATACAGCTATCAGAAGTTATAGATTTAATCTGTAAAGAATTCCCATCTCTAGCTAGAAATGAATTATCTACAGCTGGATTTATAGTAAACAGTGCTTCTAAGATAGGAGATAATGCATTATATATTTTAGATAATAATACGTACTTCTTAGCTATGTGTGTTGCTAAATCACGTAGATCAAAAGTATTTACAGGATATAGCTTAAAACCAATAGAATCAGATAGTAGTACATTATTAGCTACAATATATCAAAGTATAGTATAGGAGGAGATATATATGGATGAAGATAAACACATTCCTCCAGTGGGAAGTATCATATTTATGAAAGCAGATGAAAATCCGGCAGCTACTTATCCAGGTACAGCTTGGGAACAAGTAGAGAATAATATATATTTCGTAACACAGGAAAAACAAGAGAAAGTGGCAGATGGATGGAAATATCCATTTGAAAAACCTACTTCATGGATAAGGGTGAAATAATATGAAATACTACTATTTATCAAAACCAAAATTAATAAATGAAGAAATACAAGTAATGAAAACAAGTGGAGTTATCCTTTCCGAAGAAAATGCAGATGCGTTATTCGGAGTAGGAGGATGGGTATGTTATTATGGAGAAAAGCTTCCAGCTAGAATGAGATTTGACACTACTACAAATAAAATAGTAGTATTGACAGACGACGCTCCTAAGAAACATTTATATGCAGGAGTCTCTTTATTAGAGGGAGTTGTAACAGAAGATAAGTTTGACCCAGCTATGTTCGTACGTAATGATGATTTAAACTTCTTGACGCCTCTTAAGCTTGGAGGAACTCCGGCATTTACATATCCAAATAAATCGTATTTTATGACTTTTAAAATGGACGGTACACCAGTATCAGACCTTATGAAAGTTATAAGTGACCAATTTATACAAGTAACGCCATCTAATATAGATGCGTATTTTGGAAGAAGTCTGGTAGCAGAAGGAAATATTATATCAAAAGGATATATAGAAGCTCCTGATATAAGAACTACTTCTGGTATATCTATGGCTGGACTTAAGACTACTACTGATAATCTTAGTAGAGATATAAGTAACTTACAAGCATACGTTAATAGTATTACAGACGTAGTACCTCCTGGAGTTATAGCAATGTTCCATACTGGTTATATTCCATATGGATGGACTGTATGTGATGGAAGAGCTGTTGCTGTTAATGCTATGACTGCAGAATATAGAAGAAATATAGGAAGTGTTACTCCAGATATGCGTGGATATTTTGTCCGTGGATGGGATGGAGGTTCTGGTAGAAACTACGGAAGAGGTCCTAATCATGTGCAAACAGATGCTGGACGTAACGTTACTGGTTGGTGGCTTGGTGCTGAAGATATCGACTGGCATGGTAGCTGGGATGGAGGAGGAGCTGTATACGCTGATCACTCTAATGGTGCTTGGGCTGGTATCGGAGATGCCGATAGCGATAACTCTAGATGGGTTTTAGATGCGTCAAGAGTTTGGGGAGCTGAGCATACAGCAAATGAATTCAGACCGGTTAACTATTCTGTAATATTTGCTATCAAGACGCATAAAACTCTCAGGAATTAGTGGTTCGGATTTAATTAACGAATTATATCGTGAAATAACAGAATATAAATATCCTAAAGCTGGAGGACCTATACTTGGTTCTGCTAATGTTCGTGGTTCTGTTACTGTATATGGTAACGTAAGCGGGGGTTCTATATTCTATGCAAGATATAATGACTATGCAGAATATTTCAAAACTATGTTTATATATCCGAACCATATTTATGCTTATAATGAAGATGGACTTTGTACTTTAGCAACTAAGAAAGACAAAGTGATTGCTGGTATTTTTAGTACGTCTAACGCTCCTGCATTAGGAGATGAGAAAGATTCAGTACCATTATGTTTATTTGGAAGAGTAGAAGTAATAACTTTAGGAGAAGTAAGAAAAGGAGACTATCTTACTATTTCTGATACTCCTGGATATGTAGAACGATATAATGGTTCTGGAGAAATATTAGGAGTGGCACTGACGGATACTTATAATGGACTTACAAGAATATTAGTAATATAAAGGAGGATATATGGCATCACTTCAAGATATAATGAATGTCCTTGCTACAAAGTATGATAGATGGGGAGGAGAAATAAGTGGTTCTGTTTCTATTAGAGGTAGCTTGAGTGTAGACGGAGCAGTAGTTCCATCTGGTAGAGCTTTCGGAACTACATTCACAGACTATGCAGAATACTTTGAAAGAGGAGAAGATACGGAACACGGCGATATAATAATGCTTAACATTTATAGTGATAAAGAAGAATATGTTAAGGCAGTAAAAGACGCTGGTCCTGTAGTAGGAGTTCACAATGATGACTTTGCTATGATAATAGGAGCGAAGAAAGAATTTGTAGAACATCCAGATATGGTAGAATTAAATAAGAAAGTACTTATACCGATAGCTCTTAAAGGAAGAACTATGGTAAAAGTAAAAGGAAAAGTATCGTTAGGAGACATTATCGTAGCTTCTAAAGAACCTGGAATAGGAGAAGTGGATAATGAATGTACTGATAGATACAAATATGTGGGAAAAGCTATAACTACTTCTGATGATGAGGGAGTAAAGCTTATAAAAATATTAATTAGATAGGAGGAGGATTGCTTATGGGTAGAGGTGGAAGCGGTAGTTGTTGCGATAGTACTTGCGGTAATTGTCCTAGAGATGGATGGAAAACAGAAAAGAGGTCTGCATGGGCTGTAACTCCAGCAACACCATATACGAGTAATTATGATTACTTATCAGCAGACGAATATAATCTTCTTATAAATGAAATGAATATTAATAAAAGTAATATGGGAGCTAATGTATCAGTGCCAGGTCATATAGGTTCTGGTACACGTGCTACAGCCGCTATGTGGAATGCTACTTGTGATAGAATAATAGATTTGATAAATGCTGCTAAAAGTAAATATAGTTTGATGGTATTAGCTAAAGGAGCGATTAGTGGAAATGCACACACTACTAACACTAATAGTGCTGAAAATAGAGGAGGTCCATTAGCAATATCAGCAAACATATCTGAAGTAAACGCAAAGAAATATAGTAATGGAGAAATGCTTACTAGAGGAAAAACTATAGGAGACTTAATAAATATAGTTAGAAGAGCTAGAGTTCATTGTACATGCAATATAGATAATTATGAATACAAACCGTGTAATTGCGATAAACATGTGTGTAGAGACAGAGGTTGCTGCGATAAAACATAGATAGAAAGGATTGCTTATGAAAACGTATAGATTAGTTTTAAATGTAACTAATACTTGTAATATGAAATGTTTCTTTTGTTACAGAGCGTCTGCTAATACAAGTAAAAAAGACCATATGAGTATAGAGAATGCTAAGACTGTTATGGACTTAGTCTATAATGATGACAGATTTGAGAAAGATGTTCAATTTCTAGGAGCAGAACCTACTATGAATATGGAAGTCGTAAAATATGTTATGGATAACTATCCTGATTGTAATTATGAGATAACTACAAATGGATATTTTGTAAATGATGAAAGTAATATTCCATATATGAAACGTATGAATAGAGTAACAGTATCTATAGAAAGCACTGAGGCTTTATTTAATAAAGTTAGAGGAGGTAAAAATCTCCATGACTTAGTTGACAAAGTTTTAGCTATGAAACATCCAAACTGTTCTTTTAGTATTACTGCTAATAAAGATTTCTTTAATAATATAGAGGAGTTTATTCCTTTATATAATAAGATAATGAGTAATGGATACAGTATATCATTTAAACAGCTTGATGCTGTGGATAATGGATTTGTAGATACTAAAGACTATTTGACTTGCTTGAAAATACTCAAAGAGTTATTTCATAAGAATATTAAGTCAGAACAGTTTGACCAAGATACGTGTGCTTTAGACAGAGCTATAACAGTACAGCCAGACTTGAGTGTATTACCGTGTCATGGATTTGCTGGTCATATAGACTTAGATCTTAAAATAACAGAAATACCTGATATTTTATTTGCTGTAAATGAAATGGCAGATATGTTTGCAGTTCATAAAGATAGACCACTTCCAATGTGTAACGGATGTATACTTGAAAATAAGTACTGTAGAAATAGATGCAGTGTTTCAGGAGGAATTCCATTATATGTAAAAGATAAAGAGTTATTTGAAAAGCAATGTGAAATGCGGATTATAGCATATTTATTATCAACAGGAGAAATAGAGATATGAAACTAGAAGAAATTAAACATATAGAACTTACGACTACTAAAGCTTGTAATATGAGATGTACTTATTGCTATGAAAAGAAAGATAAAAAATCGGTATTTACAAAAGAAACGGCAGATAATATAATAGATTTAGTAAAGAACTATTCCAGTATAGAAAGCATAACTCTATTTGGAGGAGAAAGCTTATTACCTGAAATAGCAGATGATATAATGAAGTTTTTAAAAGATTTGTATGATGTAAGAAATAATATAGTTATATCAATTATAACTAATGGATATGAAACTAAGGAAGTGGAACATATATTAGATTACATTGCAGATAACTTTGAAGAACTTCAAATACAATTTAGTTTAGATGGATGTAAGGAAGCACATGATATATGTAGAAAAGATTTACATAATAATGGAACATTTGATGATGTATTGAATAATGTTATGTATACATTAGATAAATACAAAGACAGAGAAAATGTTCATATACATATTCATCATGTAGTATCTTTAGAAAATATAAAATATCTTATAGAAACAGTATGTTTAGATAATGAATTAATAAAGATGTTTAAAAATTATAGATGTTCTTATAATAGCGAACATAGTATACACACAGAACCACACGATGAGGAAGCTCTTTTAGATATGCTTGAACAGCTCCATCAAATATATCTAAATGGAGATTTGCATCCTCTTATATGGGATTCATTATTAAATGTAGATGATTATCTATGGAAACGACATTCAAGATGTGCTTTCACAAGACGTAATATGGCTGTAGACCCTAATGGGAACTGTAGTCCATGTCATTTCTTTACAGATAAAGATAAACACGTTTACTATAATGTAAACACAAAAGAAATAAATGAAGAGGCTTATGCTAAAACAAAAGCATTTGAAGAAGACTCTAATATAGTGTCTGAGCTAGGTAGAGACTGTAGTACTTGTCCTGGAATAGGATTTTGTGCATATTGTGCAGCCTCTAGCTATGTTCAAACTAATTATAAAGATAAAACTATAGTAGGAAGCACTGCCTGTAGCTTTGCTTATACTATTGCTAACTGGACTCTACAAACATATAATGATGGAGTTAGACCAGAGCCAAATCAAGAGTTTCTTAATAATGGATTAGAATTACTTCAACGTATAGCAAATACTTTAGATAAAAATCCAAATGATGAAAAGCTTTCTAAAGTATTTCTAAAACTTAGAATTAAATATAGATTATATGGAGCAGATATATAAAGGAGGTATTATGGAAAGAATAGTACTTAACACCATAAGGAAATCAGATATTCCTTTTATAAAAAATGCTACTACTATTATGACTGAGTTTCCTCCATTTCTTCCTAGTATGAATGTAAAAGAAAACTTTGTAAAATTCGTTTCAGATGACGGATTATTACAAAATCAAAGAACAGCCGAAGATGGATATAAAAATCCATTTGAGACACTTAAAACTATTATGAAGAAATACGGAGACCAAATCGGAGCTCACACTCTTAAACTTAATTTAGTAGCTACTATAGTAAAAAAAGAAGACGTAGAACTTGAATATAATGATGATTATGTAGCTAAAGAAGCTATAGAAACTGAAGAAGAAAAAGAAGATAAACACGACTGTCCAGAATGTAAACTTATAATTGATAAGATTAATGCTGGAAGTAAAATAATAGGAAATATAAATCTACGTAATACTGCTATAGAAACACCATACGCAGTTTTAGAAACATCTAATTCTTTGACTGAAAGTATAACATTGGAAATGGATAACTATAATTTTAATGTACATTCATCATTTAATTTATTTGATACTACATATAAAATTATAATGCTTAAAGTAGTATCTATAAGTGCAGATACAAATGCGGTATATAATACTATAGAAAGTATTAGAGATATGCTTTTAAATAATGCATCAGATAAATATGTTCATTATTTATTAGAATACAGTGCAGAAGCAGTATTAGAAAAAGTAGAAATGAGTGCATATATTATAAACTCAGCAGAGCTTAGAACTCTTATAGATGGAGAGCTTAGAATAGCTCCAATTCACAATGATGGTAAACATATATTATGGATACCTATAAGATACACTAAGCAACCATACTTAAATAATATAAAAGGGCATGGTAGATTTGACGACATAGCTACAAATTATATAGATACAGTTATAGGAAACGTTAGAATTAAGAAAAGAGATATAGTTAATAATAATGATTATATAGAACATCATAACGAACTTAAATGGCTTGAGTCAGTAGGTTTCGGAGATAAAGAGCTATTATTATATATTAAATAACTATACCTTTTTTGGTATGTTAATATAGTTAATACCCTGATTTAATTCGGGGTATTGACATTTATTTACGTCAAAAAAAAAATACTCACGTGTGTGAGTAACTTTTCTTTTAATACTACATATATATTAAATTGAGGAAAGAACTAAGTAATATTATAAAGATAGTTAAATATATATAATTATCGTTTTTATAACTTTATCCAGCCTCAGACCCAAACAATGTCCTGTGAAATATAAGATATAAAAGGAGGGTAATAATATGCCGTTATTTGGTAATGACAATGATAAATCAGAATATGTAAGAAAAAAAGCAAATGACGTTCTTGGCAAATCTGAAAATAGTTTAGGTAATAAGATTAACTATGATGATACATTAGATGGTAAAGAAACGTATAATAGATCTCAAGCTAATAAAGATAAAGATAGAGCGTATAGACTAGCTATGAATGATATTAGTAATGATTATGATGGTTATCCGAACCCATATGATACTAGGACGCAAGAACAACGTACTTCTAAAAAAGATGTTCTAGCAATTTCCAATGCATCATATGGAAATTCATTACTAGAAAAAGTCGTTAATAATACAAATGCATTAGAATACCAAAATGCTGTATTGAAATTTCAACAGCAACAAGTAGACTTACTTACTACAATAGCAAATAGTATAGTATCTATTGGTAAAGTTATAGTAACTCCAGAAGCTGCAAAGCAAAATGGAGATACTCCAGAATATGAAAAGAAATATTCTACTATGGCTAAAGCTTTAGGAGGAGCAGACTTAGCTACAGCTTCTACGGAAGGACTTATGGCTTTATGGAAGAAAGTAGATAAGAATGGATATTTTGAACTTGCTAAAAGTATGGTAGGTTTAGTTAAAGATATGGTTGAAGATGGTAAAATCAAGCAAATGATTAAAGATAATATTAAGACTAAAATGTTAGACATATTACCATATGGATTAGGTGCTATGATTACTGAATGGGAAGCAGACCCAGTATCATTCTTCCAAAATAAATTAAATAAGATGTCATTTAGTGCCAATAAACTTGATAGAATGGCTTCTAAAGGATTTGAATCATATAATAGTATTACTTATCGTAATACACGTGAAATAAAAGATTATTCTGGGAAAGCTTTTTATTCGCAAAAAACAGAAAAGACTATAACTGAAATAATCCCAGAATACCTAGCAGAAATCTTAGCTGCATTGCGTAAAGATGAAGCTATGCTATGGGATTGGAAATCAGATAAATTCGTCTCAAGAAGTAAATTGGCTATTCAAGAACATAAAGCCAATGCTCAAAAGGATTATAAGAATACCTTTAGAGAAAACAGAGGCGATATGCTTGACATGTTTGAAGATTTGTTTACAGACGTTGGTGATAAAAATGAATATCTTAAACATGCTATGGGTACTTTATTTAAACCAGAAAGAAATAAACAAGGTAGACTAGTATTTAAAGACCCTAAAATGTTTGATGAGTTTGTAAAAAGATTTACAGAAGTCTATGATGAAGAAGCATTTCAAGCATTAGCTCAAAGAAATGTAGACTATGATGCAATATTAAATAAGATGGGATTTAGCCCAATTAAAAAAGAAGCTATGCGTCCATATCTAATGGCGTTTCATGCTATCATATATAAGAATAGTCAATCTGGTTCTTTTGATATAAAAGACTTTGGTGCTCTACTTGGAGAGCAACGTGATAACTATAATGAAGGTAAAAACTTCTTTACAAATCGTCATAGTGGAGAAGGTACTCTATCTAAAGGTGGAGTAGCTACTGCTAAATGGCTTAATAAATTTATGGACAAAGCTCAAAATTTAGGAGCTGAGGGAGCTGAGCTTCCTGGATTATTTAGTAGACTTACTATGGGAGAGCAAGATGCGATAGACTCTGCTGTTAATAGTGAGAATACATTTATTAACACCAATGTCGTATACATAAACGCTGCTAATGTTGTAGGCGGAGGCGGTAGAGTCGGAGGCGGTAAAGGTAGAAAAGGTAAAGGTGGTTCTATTCCTGGAGGATTCACTCCATTTACTCCATTTACTGTAAATAAAAAGAAATACCGTACTGCTGAAGAGATATACGAAAATATAACACAAGCTGCAGATTATAATGATGCTGACTATGGAAATGCGATGAGAGGTGCCACTACAGGATATTCGTATCTAGAAGGAAATGTAGATGCTGGAGAAGATATAGAAAAAACAGCCTCAAGAAAATTTAAAGATGTCGCAGAAGTATTTAAGAAAGATGACTTGAGTGTTCTTGGAAATAGAGGACGTGAAATAATAGATATGCTTAAGATGGCATCTACAGAACTTGATGAGAAAGCCACTGCTGGACAACGTGTAGCAGTAAACGCAGCCAGAATGACTGCTGAATTAGAAATGGCTGCATTTGAGTATGCTGCTCAAGTATTTGGTACGTTCTCTAGACATGGTGCGACACGTGAAGCATATGATATGATGGACCCTAGAGATAGACCTAAATTGAATGGTATTCTTTTAGAAAACCCATCTCAATTACTAGAGTTCATTACAGTAGATAAAGCTACACGTAAAATGCAATGTGATTGGCCTGCATTATGTAATAAATTTCATACTGTAGGAGTTCTTGATTATAAGAGTTTTAACGACCTAGTTGAAGCTGATAGAAGAGAAGCATCTCCAGATGTTAAAGGAGCTGGAGCTGAAGCTGGTATTAATATCTTTAGAGCAGTGTGGCAAGACCCTAGACTTGAAGGTAAAGCTGGAATGGCTACTGGAGGATTGCTTGGGTATATGGTTGGAAATGTACTAAAGCAAAAGGGTATCTTTAAATCTCCAAAAGCTCCGTTATTACTTGGAGGAGTTATGGCAGGTGCTGCATTACTTCCAGGTGTTAAAAAGCATATGGATATGATGTTCGGTGCTGAATCTCAAGTTGCTGATAAACACGGAAATACAAATGCTCAAAAAGCTATGGCTAAGATAATGAACGTAGTTATGCCAGTAGTAGCTGGAGGAGCTGCAGGGGCAGGATTCTATAAGATGATGAGTAAATTAGGACCTGCTGGACACGTGCTAGGACTTATGGGATTTCTTCCTGTAGCTGGAGTAGGTGCTATGATGCAAAAAGCAATGGGTAATAGCTTAGGTGAATGGCTGTGGGGTAAGAAAGATAAAGATGATAGTAAGTTTAAAAAGTTTGGTAAACTCTTAGGAAGTATATTACCAAAATCTTTTAAGAAATTCTGGAAAGCTAAAACAAATGATTTCGGACCTGCAACACATTATGCTAACGCTTTAAGAGAAATGTTACCTAAAATTTTAGCAGAACATGCAGATAAACCTCAAGCTAGTAAAGATAAACTAACAAACACATTTAATAAAGTAATAAACTTCTTAACTTCTTTAGATGAAGATGACACTGACCAAGAAAAGCAACAAAACGCAGTTACATCTTCTAGAGATACTATAGAAAAAGCTATAGATGATTTTACTCAAAATAAAGAACAGTCTGATAAATGGCTAAAGAACGTAGAACAAGGATATAATGATAACTTAGAGAGGTCTAAAGATAAGGCTGTAGATGACCCTGAATTAGCAAAGCAAGATTATCACACTGGTGTTGATAACATGATTAGTGATTTGAGAGCAAGAATTCTTAAATCAGAATCTGGTGAAATGACTATAGGTAATCAAAAAATAAATGCTGAAACTAGTAAAGAAGATATCTACAGTGCTATGAAAGAAGAGCTTAACATACATTCAGGTGATTGGGCTCAGCTTAAGGAAACAGTGACTGACGCTTGGAAAGAGGTTGATACATTAAGACTAGAAGGAGCTACATTAAACGATATAGCTACTAAAAAAGAGGCTTATGAAACTGCTCTTAAGTCAAAAGACCCACTAAAAATAGCTAGAGCTGCAAATGATTATATTAATGCATATACTGGAGTAGCTCCTGAAGATTATTCTACGCTTGGATTTAAAGTACAAGGTTTATTACAACTTAAAAATAGTATATATTCTATCGGAGAAAATATATTAAAGAATGGACAACCTTTTAACGATGTTGAGAAAAAACAATTTAATAACTGGTTAAAAGCTAATGCTCCTGAAATATATGAAATGGTAACTCACAAATCAGGTAGAGAATCACTTGGAAAGAATGTCGCTGATAACTTCAGAAAGATGTTCCAAGGAAAGCAAGTTATAATAGACGAACAATCAGCATTAGATTATGCAGATGCTGTTCAAGGATTTAACCAAACAGCGTCAGCTATATTAAATAGTGGTAACTATAGAAAGGTTAGTACTGTAGTTAAAGACGGTAGAAATGATTATAGTCTTGGAGAAGCTTATAGCGAAGATGAATTAAAGAAAGTTAGAGAATTTATCGCAAAAGCCTCTGCTGCACCAGACGACAATGTTTCATCTGGAATGGGATATAAAGGAATAGTTTCAGATAGAGCTATTCCAGAAAAATATCTTAATATAAGAGCAACTAAATCTAAAGCTACTTGGGGAATGGATGACTTCTCTGATATTACTATTGGAGGAAGAAGTGGAAGCATTGTAGGATGTAGTGTTGCTACGATGAATAACATACTACATTATTTAAAGATAAAAGAAATAAGTCAAAACTCTTTAGCAGTGCATGCTAATATGCATTGTAATAGTAGTGGAGTTATGTATAGTTTCTTTACAACTATAGCGAATAAGCTTGGCCTTAACTATAGAGTATTATCTTCTAAAGATAATATATTTAATGAAAAGTTCTTTAAGGCTAATGGAGAAGAATGTGCTTACGCTGTATTATTGAATAACTACAATGGTACAGGACACTTCGTATTCTGTGCTAAACCTACTGAAGATGGAACTATTACTATGATAGACCCTATGGGTAAAGGACGTAAAGAGAAAATCTCTATATCAGATATTACTCTTAGAGCCACTATAATAGTACAACTATCTAAAGAAAACCTTATGTTCAGCTTTGGTAAAGCTGGTGCGGAAAACTGGGTTGGTTCTCGTATAGGAGCAGTAGTAGACTTCGGAGAGGGAGAACCTATATTATCAGAAGACGATGGAATATTCTCAGGTATGGGTCGTAGAAGAGCTAAAATGGGAAGTAGAAAACGTGCTAGAAGAGAGAAATCAGCTGCTGATAACATCAGAAACGTTACAGGTATATTACAAAATGATTCACAACGTGCTGGATTAAAACAAGTTTTAGAAGACTTATATTCAAAAATGGAAGAAGGTCAAGATAAAGAAGATATGTCTGCGTTAATAGCTACATTAGGACTTAGTATGGTTTCTGGTGCAAATGACAAGAAGCATGCTAAGCGTATAATATCTTTATTAAGACGTATAGATAAAGGTTCTGGAAAATATACATCTGTATTAAATCAACTGATGAATTCAAAAGAAACTACAGATGCACAAGAAGAACAAAATAAGCAAGAAGCAAATATTGAAGCAATAAAAGAAAATACTGCCAAGACGGCTGAGAATACTCAAGGCGGAAATGCAAATGGAAATAACGGTACTACTAAAGCAGCTGGTCAATCTAAAAAAGGATTACTAAAAAGCTTATTCGGTCTAGGTGCTGGACTTATACCTAAGTTACTTGTATCTGCATTAGGTATGGGTATTGCTTGGAAAGGTCTAGGATTCGCTGGAAAAATATTTGGAACTGGATTTAAGCAATTTAACAGAAATACATTACATAATATGCTAGAAGATGAGAAAGAACAAACTATAGACCCAGAAACTGGAGAAGTGGTTGATAATGGACATTTTAGAGATTATTCTAAAGCTATTAATGGAACTAGGTCTCTTATTAGATGGGGAAAAATGGCATTACCAGTTGCTAAATACTCTGCTAAACTTGGTATTAAGTCTGCTATGTATAGTATTAAGCACGTAGGTAAAATAGCATCCACAGCTGGAAAGCTAGTCGGAGCAGATAAGATAGTTAAAGGATTGATGGCCGCTCTAGGAAAATTTAAGAATTTATTATTAGATCCTAATGGGAAAATAGGTAAATTTATCATAGATAAAGGATGGAATAAAGCTATAGAGCCTGTTATAAATGCTATATCTAAACTATTTAAAAGGAAAGCTGGAAATGTTGCTAAAAAAGCAGCTCAAGAGGGAGCTAAAAAAGGATTTGGCTCATTCTTAAAGAAACTACCTGGTATTGGATTAATATGGAATCTAGGTCAAGCTGCAGTATCGTTATGGCAAGGTTATAAACATGCTGGACAATTATTGAAAGTAAATGAAGATATAGTACCTACTGGTACAAGAATAATGACTGCATTTGCTAAGATGATGTATGATGTTGGACCTGAATTATTATTAAATATGCTTAAATTAACTCCAGCTGGATTCTTAGGATTTTCCGCAGAAGTGCTTATAGAAGTTCTTAGACTTATATTCACATGGGATGACTTAGTAGAATTCTTTGGAATAGGTAAATCATTAAGAGAAGCTAAAACAGATGCTAATAGAGATGAACAAAAAGCAGCTAGACTTGAAAAGAATCTTGATAAAGAAACAAAAGAAGAAAATGAGAAAATGGAAGGAGATAGCAAAGAAGCAGACCCTAAAAATAATGGAAGAGAAAAAGTAGCGGAAGGAACTGTATCTACGCTTACAAGTTATCGTTCACCAAGTGGAAGTGATAGAGGAGGTTCAGCTGCATCTAATGCATATGGAAGCTCTGGAAGTAGTAATGTAAATGCTCCTAGTTCATACACATCTTTAGCTTTAGGAGGAAGTAATAATCAATATGGAACATCTGGTTACACTGGAGGAATTGGAAGTGTTTCTCTAGGTAAATATACATTAACAGACGACGTTGCAGTTAGCGTTCAAGTAACAAAGATAGACGGTAAGATAGCAGCAGTATACACTAGAATAGATGGAAGTACTTATACAAAAGTTGGAGGAAATGCTAACTGGAGATATAACAACCCAGGTAATATTATAATATCTAGTGATAAGAGTAGAAATTATGTTAAGAATGTGTTAGGTGGCTATATAGGAGAAGCTGATAATATGTATGGTGGAAAATTCGCAATATTCGCTTCTGAAGCAGCTGGATATAGAGCGATGGTTAAAAACGTAGTTGGTAATAAAAATTATTATGCGGACCCTAAGTTCAATAGAGTTTCAACTATGTTCTATAGATATGCTCCAAAAGGACACGGTGGAAATGACCCAGCTCAATACGGACAACAAGCAGTTGCTGCTGTTGGAGCAGACCCATTTTTATCAGAAATGTCTGAAGAGCAAAAGAATAGATTATTTGCTTTTATATTGAAAAAAGAAGGTATGAAAGCAGGTAAAATAATAGGAGATGTTAGAAAAGGTAATGCAGTAGAATTAAACGGAGGTGTCTCAGCACCTACAACTACAGCTAATACTACTACATCAGCTACAACAACTACTACAGATACAAAAGCAGCAACTACTGCTGCTGCAACTACTAATATACTCACAGCTGGTAATCAATCTGACAGTCTATGGAATAGAACCAAAGGCGGAATATCTGCTGGTAAGACATCTGATGCTGCATCTACTAATAAAGCAGCTGCAACTACAGTGAAATCTAGCAGTACATTACCAGCTGGGTTTACTATAGGTGAAGATGGTAAAGTTAAAATGGGATCACAAACAGCACAAAATAGTAATGTAAAGATAGGTGCAGATGGTAAAGTACAAATGCCTAATTCTGTATCAGTACAAAATAAAGCAGCTGGAACTTATAAAGAAGAACCAAAGAAACCAGTAACTCCAGCTACTAGAAGTGGTTCGGATAGAACTGCTATCTATGATGCTCCAATTAAATCACAATCTTCTACTACTAAATCTGGTAGTGAAGCTAGTGCGATTATGGAAGCATTAACTAAAGGAGCTGCTAATCAAACACAAGCTATAGTAGTAGGATTAGACCAAATATACAAATCTATAAATAAACTTATAGATGTAGTAAAGAGCAATAATACAAGTACAATGAGAGATGCAGCTTCGACTGCTGGTAGATAAAGGAGGTAATGAATGCTTATAGAAAATGATATAACCGGTTCTGGTAGTCCTGTAAATAAGAAGACTACGTTTCCGAAAGGAAATAGTAAGAAAGGAAAGGGCAAGGGTAAAGGTAAGGGTAAATCGAAAGGTAACTCTAACTATAATGATAATAAAAAGAATGGTAGAAATGTAGGGGCGGATAAAGCCCCTCCTAAAGATTCTAGTAAATCTAATAGTGCAAAGCAAGAGGCTGTTGCAGATAGTTTAGCAGCTATTAATGGAATTGGTAGTACAAACGCAGAACTATTAGATAGAAACGTTGACGAAAGACTTGCTGCTATTAAAAAGCAGAATGCGTATCGTAGGACAGATGAAGTTAAACAAGCTGCCAATAGACGTATGCTAGAACACGTACCAGATGACTTATCATTTGCAGCTGCAGCTGGTATGATAGGAGACGGTAAAGTTAATGATGCGGTATTGGCCTCTATTAAAAGTGCTGGAGTTGTTAATAAAGACTCTGATGAAGTATCTGCCGCTGTAGACGTTGCTATAGATTTACATGCTATATCTGGTATAGTGGGACTTCCTTATATGGCTGATAACGTAGTAGACCCTCCTCCTTTATTTCATAATAGTGAGCTTTCTGGAACTATAAATAGTTGGGAACTTGGAAGATGCGGGAGAGATTATACTAAGAGAGTATTAGAAAGAGGACAGTTCTTAGTTCTTATGCCAATAGAATTACGTCCTAATATTACGGATACTATTGGATATGCTTTATCTGGAGCTACAGGAGGTTTCTTCTCTGGAGGATATTCTTCTATAGTAAAGACTATAGATAGTGTAGAAGAAAGACTTAACTTAGCATCATATGGATTTACAGCAAAGATAGCTGCAAAAAGATATTGGCGTAATGTTCAAGCACATGCTAAAGCTATATTTTATTCTCTTGGAATAGAAAACTTTAATACAAATATGTTTGGAGGATTTAAGAATCCAGAAGCTAAAGAAAATATGAAAAGATTTTTACCAGATTATTTAGTTAATAACGTATATGCTACTAATGATATGAATGTTATATTACAAAATATGGCTAATGATAGTGAAGATGAAAGTGAATTAGCTGAGTTTGAAGAAGCTATGAGGAAGAATGCTGCTGAAGAAAAGGCTTCTAGTGGTAGCGATAAAAAGAGTAAATATGATTCATTTAAAGATACACTTTTAAGTGGAGCTGATAAATTAGAAGGAGTATTAGGAGGATGGAGCGATAAGCTTAAGAATGCTGGAAATGTGTTATTTAACGACACATTGAGTAACTCATTATCTAATACATCTCAAGATGAAGACTTTATGCACGCCACTAGAGCAATGCACGATGCTTCTATGCTTACACTTATTCAATATGTAATGAATGCTGATAAAGATGATTATTACTTAAAGACTGCTCCTTATACTGTATTCTATTGTAATGGACCTATTGATAGAAACTATAGCTGGAGTATAGAAACAGGAGTTTCTAAAATAGCTGAAAACAGTATCGTCGGAGCTAAGAAAGGAATGAAATCCGGTATACTAGGAGCTGCAAGTTCGTTTCTTAATAAATTTGGAGGACAGGCTGCAGCACCTGCAGGAGATGGAGCAGCTACTGGAGACGGAGCAAATGCTAATGGTCAAACAGGAGTTGCAGAGATGGGCGATAATATGGACTTAGTTGCAGAAATGACTAATGAATGGGCTTATCATAATAATGGAAATGTATTAGGAGGACTTCTTATATCAAACTTATACATTCCTAAAGTACAACAAGGAAGCGGAAGTAACTTCAGCTATTCTGTAAGCATTAGAGATATGGCTCTTTCTTCAGATAGATATAGTCTTGCTAGACTTCATTTTACTCTAGCATTATTATTACCATATGTATACCCTGCTAATATGCCTAGACAAACATTAATAATTCCTACATCTGCATTATACTGTGCAGCATTCTCTAAAGGAGTTATAAACTGTCCTAGAGCTGTTATAAGTAATATGAGTGTTAAGACTGATAACACATTCCAAACTACATTTGGAGTGCCTACTGAATTAGATATAACGCTACAAATAGACCCTATATATACACAATCTACAATGCCAGATTTTAATAAGTATTGGAGTATAAAAACAAACTCTTCGTACTTCTTAGGAGCTATGTGGAATCCGATGAGTTCGTTTAATATGTTGGCTACAATGTGTGGACAAAATACTGTGTTCTCAAAGATGCCGAAAGGATTATTCGCATTCTTCGCAGAAGCTGCTGTAGAATCTTTCTTTAATACTATAGGAAATGGATATGGAAGCTTTAGAGCATCTATGCGTGATTATATGTCATCATTGAGAATGAATTCAGGAAACTATAAAATGATATAAAGGATTGATTATATGGCGTCTAAAGCAAAATATAAGAATAGAGACACTTCCCGTGATTATGCTGAGGAAGTGTCTGTTCCACTAGAAATAAAAAAGAAATTTACAGATATAAATCTAAATAAAGGTATAAAGATAGTTTTATATGGAGCACCATTTACTGACTCCAGACCACGTACAATGGCTTCTGGAGCTGTAGCTATGGTAAATATGGAACTTATGAAGAAAGTATTTGCGGATGTATATAATAGAAGTATTCTTAAAGATACTGTTATAATAAGTCCCTATGTAATCGTTCTTCATGCATATAAAAGACCTACAAACGAAACCGCTAGAAAGTTCAAGAAAGACTTTAATAAAAGGTTACAAACATTATATAAGAATGAGCAGATACATGATATGAGTATAAACGACGTAGATAATATGATAAAAATACACAATGATATCTTATTTGAGCCAGAGTTTAGAGTGTGTTTAGATGATGCTTGGAATATAGCTGATACTGACTGCTTTAAAGTCTTATCTGATAACGAAAGAGTTGAGCTATTTATTTATTATACTGACCAAATAAATGCGTATATGGAATGGAATATACAACGTAGTGCAAAATATTATACATACATGATATGTGACAAATACAGAAGAATACACAAATTGACATTTGAGCAACATGTAAAACACATGCGTAAAATATTTGATAGACAGCAAATGCTATGTAAGAATAGAGAATCAGAGTTATTAGCATTACTTAAGCGTACGCAAAAAGTATTACAAGAATGGTCTGCGGAAGATATAAAGAACATGGCGAATATGAATGAAAGAACATATACTAAGAGAGATGCACAAAATAAAGTATTACTACTTATCACTAAGGGAAATAAAATATGTACTGATTTAGTAAGTAAATATTTAATAGTAGATGAAGGAGAAGAAGATGTTACAGAACACAAAGGATTATATACGTTCTATTAGAAAAGAATGCGAAACTAATGAGGAACTTATCGCTAGAGTTATAGAAGATAAGAAAATATTTGCTATGGTTGCAAGTATCACACCAGGTATTAATACAATAGTATTAAAAAGCCTGTTACAAGATAAAGATTTTATAAATAGTTTATAAGGAGGATATTATAATGAATAATATTAGTGTAGATTTGGATATGTTACAACTTAGAGATAAACTTACTACAAGAGTATTTGGTAGTATAATTGCTAACATAAATCCAGGTACAAATGAAAGAGTTAATGCATCTGCATTAGAAAATATGGGAGTGACTTATGATTATATAAGAAATATGCTAGATAGAAGACCTAGAAATATACTTACTCCTGTATTAGAAACAGCTGTAAGTCATATAGACTACGCTTCTGAAAAGTTTGTATTAGACCATAATTGTAAATTCAGCACTACTGAAGACAGATTTGAAAAAGGATTTTCTATGGAAGATGCTGGAGAAGCTGCTTTTGAAGAAGAAGATGGGGATATAACTTCAGGTATTATTGCAGATATGATAGAAGACCTATCTAAAAAGCATAGTACTGAAATTAGGGATTTGGCTAAATATATACTTAAACTTGAAAAAGAAAAACAAGGAGAAGATAAGGAGTTAGCCGAACAAGAGGATAACGACTATGTGCAAGAAGATGATGATGTTTTTGGAGACCAAAATGAAGAAGGGGATAATGGTACTGGAGAGGGTGATACTGAAAATCCTTTCGGCGACGATCAAAACTCTGAAGAAGGTGAACAAGAATCTGGAGAGAATGAATCAAGCTCTGACGGCGACGATTCAAATCCATTCGGTTCAGATGATGGGGATTCCTCTTCTGGAGATGCGAATACATCTTCTACAGATGGTGAAAACCCATTCTCATCAGACTCAGACAGCGGCGAAGCGAATAATGGAGAGTCTAGCTCAGATTCGTCTGAAAATCCATTTGCATCAAGTGACGACAGTGAGTCTGGTTCTGATGATTCCTCTGATGATAGCTCTTCTGGTAGTGATAGCAATCTCAACAGTGATAATCCTTTTGAAAGTTTCATGGCTTCTGTTAGAAAAGGTAATCGTTATACTAATGTGTTCAGGGCTGTAGGAATAGAATCAGGAGATATCGTTAATTATGTATTTGATACAGTAGGAACTGAATATAAACAAGAATTAAATAACTTATTTGAAGAGTTCGGAATGGAATCTCCTCAATTTAAAGCTAAGCAAAAAGAAGTAGTAAAAATATCTGAGGTTGCCATAGAAAGCATCTGTGCATCTATTGCTACGATGTTTGGACTTGGATTACCATTAGATATGAGTAGAATAAAGTATTATAAATAGGAGGAAGAAAATGATATTATACGAATACGATGACATCTGTGATACGTTTGCTCAAAAGCTTAACTATCCAGCAAAAGCTATAAAGTTTAATATAGCGATAGATATAACAAACTGTACTGATAACAGAGTAAAGATGAATGCTATTAACATAATACGTGCTGAAAATTATAATAAGAATACGTATTATCCATATGTAAATATGATTGAAATAGTAAATGATAAAAGAATATTACAGGAATTTCCTATATTTCATTTTCCATTTAATTACAAAAGTCCGTTTACAAATATGATAGATGAAAGGTTAGCAGAGCTATCTAAACAAACTAAAGTTCCTTTCACAGTATCAGTAGTGGTTATAGCTAAATCTAGAGGAAGACTTAATAATAGGTTATTTGGATATTATAAGACTCTTAAAGTTTCTGATAAAGGAATTCAATATGATTGTGACTTTATTAAAGAAAAGAGCGAATGTATGAAAGAATTGGAGCGTATTAATACGTTGCTTACATATGTTGGTAGTAGAACTTCGTATAAAATTAAGCATACTTTCTAACTTTTTTATACAATAAAATTATAATGCAGGGATGTAAAATTCCCTGCTTTATTTTTTTGTTAGCCAGATAACTATATATATTAGGTCGTATTTAGGTTTTATTAAATACGATTAAAGCAAAAAGGAGGAAAGAAAATGATTGAGAATTTTTATTTACCACCAGTGGTAGAATCCCTATCTGGTATTCCATCAGGTAGAAAAGCTCTATACGAAGCTACTGTTAAACAAGTAGAAGAGAATAAGAAAAGTGTAAAGATAAAATATGGTATGAGTTTTGATACCATAAACTTAGAAGAGCTTTATAAAAAAGATATGGAATCTGGTAAAGGGTTTATTATAGATACTAACATTAACTATGATAATATAGATAGTGAAAGAGACTCATTGATAAGTAAAGACAGTATATTCAGTTATAAGTTTGGATTTCGTTCAGACGACCCTAAGCAAGTACAAGCTAAAAGATGTAGTTGTGCTTGTGGAAGAACTGTAAGTAGTACTCCTGGAGGAACTTGTGAGCATTGTGGAACATTAGTAACTCCTGTACAAAAAGTGAGAGGTTGGATTATATCAAAGAATTTTAAAGTGTTTAATCCGACGTGGCTTACACGTTTTTTCAAATATGCAAAGAAGACTTCTATATCAGAGAAAGAGATTAAGAAGGATTTGTTTAATTGCAATAAGAGAGATGGGATTAAGCGTAAATCCTGGAATATGCTAGAATTACAAGATAGAAATAACTTAGTACAGTTTATAGAAGCATATGTAGAGCCAGAAATGAAGAATTTCTTTATGACGACTATAAACCAAGCAATGACTAATGCAATACCTGTTATATCAAAAGACTTTAGACATTACCAAGTTGTAGAAAGTATTAGTGGTAAAGCAGATGTAAGAACACATGAGTTAAATAAGTATTATATTATCATCAGTGACAATATAAACAAACTAAATAACATAAGTGAATATGCTTCGCAGAATAAGAAGAAGATATATTTACAAAATATAAGTGAGAAATTTGAACAGATAATGAATGTCATTATGGATGAGATTGGAGATGGTAAAGAATCTCTGATTAGAGGTAAGACTGTTAGTAAGAGAATGAATAATAGTTGTAGATGTATTATAGAGGGTCTTACATTCAATAGTAGATTAGACGTGTGTACTATTCCTTATAGAATATTTGGAGAAATAACTATCGGTCCATTTAGAGAATATTACGATAGGTATGGAGTGACGCCTGAATCTATTAATAGAATGAGGTCTAATATACCGAATGAGTTTGATTGTAAGCTTATGACGAAGGTATTAATAGACTTGAGAAAGGATAAGAAAAACTTTATATTATCCTACAGACCGCCTTGCATATATATGTTCAGTCAAAACTCAGAAGAAATCATAGCACTTACAAACGATAGAGAACAAGTACTTAGATTTAATGCTATCACTGTAGATGCAGCAGACTATGGAGATTTTGACGGAGACACAAAAGGACTATTTAATATAGCAAGAAAATCTATACTTCCTACATATTTCGCTCTTAATCCAAAGAGAGGAACTTACAACCCAATATCAGGTACATTTAACGAATCATTTAACTTGATAGAAGGTTCTTATTTAGCAGTATACAAATTACTTAATGTCGATACTAAGGTAGAAGACGAAGACATCCTCACAGAAGCAGACATTCAAAAACTTCAAAATATCAAAAGTGCATAATTCCCTATAATTGACAATCATCTT